TTTGTAAGCGGCTATCGCAATAACCCTGACATGGACTTCCACGACATGGTCGCCGGCATGGCCGACATCCCGCGGAAGCAAGCCAAGACAATAAACCTTGGCATGATGTACGGCATGGGTGTGGGCAAGCTGGGTGATCAGCTTGACCTGTCGAAGGAAGAGGCCCGCGAGCTCATGGATCAATATGACAGCCGTGTGCCTTTCGTGAAGCGCCTTATGCGCGCCGTGCAGGATAGAGTCCAGAATGGCAACCAAGAGGGCTCCATACGCTCTCTGCTGGGCCGTAAGTGCCGGTTCCCTAACTTTGAGCCCAAAGCCTTTGGGATGCACAAGGCAATGCCCTATGAAGAGGCAAAGGCCCACTATGGGCCCAACGTCAGCTTACAGCGGGCATACGCCTACAAGGCGCTCAACAGGCTGATACAGGCGTCCGCCGCCGACATGACGAAGAAAGCGATGGTTGACCTGTACAACGCCGGCCACCTGCCGCTGTTGCAGGTTCACGATGAACTCGCATTTAGTGTGGAGTCGAAAGAAAAAGCAAAAGAGCTTGCCGAAATCATGTGCAATGCAATAGAGTTAAAAGTACCTATGAAAACGGATATCGAAACCGGGTCCTCTTGGGGCGCTTCGATGTAGGCGTTTTTTCATGGTTTTCCTCCCTAGAACTGGCCCCGCCCCGGCGGGGCCTTTTTTGTTGCATTTTTGGCATAAAGTCTTATATTCTCTTAGAGTTTAACTAGCCTTGAGAGGGTAAAATGGACGTCGATAAGTGGAAATCAATCGTGGTTCCGATTGACATTTACAAAGGCATCAAACAGATCGCCGACATGGAAAACAGAAGCATCTCTGGTCAACTGCGCGTGATGTTTGACATCTTCTGCCGGACAGAGGGCTATCAGGTAAAAAAGAAAGATCAAGCCTAGAAGTTCGATAATTTTCTCCTTAACGTTGCCAGATAACATGAGGAGAAAATGAATGACTGATCTACCGAACCGCCGCCCCTGCGTTACAGAAGACATAGGAATGGGGCTATCTGTTACTGTTAGTTATCACCCTCAAACCGGACAGCCCTGCGAGGTGTTTCTGACCGGTAGGGGGAAGGCATCGGACAACCCGATGCAAGACGCGCTTTACAACCTCGGCGTCACTGCATCCAACCTGATGCAAGAGGAGTCACCATATGAAAAAAAGGAACCAGCTAGCGAGAGCCTTGCGGCAACCGCGATATAAGCTTCAGGTGATCAGAGCCAAAAAAGGTCGAGGATCGTATCAAAGAAGGGGGCGCACGGAACGCCCCCTTCGTTTTTTCATGCCAACATGTGCCGCATAGGTACTTATCGCCGGCGGTGACGTCGGCTTTGCTGCCACAGTCCCCGCATCTTGTGTACGATTTCACTCGTTTCATAACTACCCCTTCGGACGATGGCGGAGTGTCCCGCCGGGTTGACCAAAAAAGTTAGCGCGTTGGGCCGCGCTTCCCCCCTTCAATGTCCTTTGTCTAGTTACAGAGGGTGTGATGTCTAGTGTAGCTCGACTGAGCTCCCGAAGATGTTTTGCAAACTCTTCGGGAGACAGTTTGTTGACGTCCACACGGTATGTGCGGGAGCCGTCCATTAGATCGGCATCATCTTGTCGTCAAGGTGAACAGTCATATCGGCCTTGGTACTGCGCTTGTTGTTTTTATAATTGTACCAAGTGCGTGCCAGCATGACACTATACATTTCCGACGAGATTTTGACGGTCCTGTCCATGCGAAGCTTGACGAGCGTCTCAACCAGATGCCGTGGGGCATAGTACCGGTTGGGCTTTGACCCGCCGCAGCGAAGCTCTTCAAAGAACTTCTTCACACGGTCCTCGTCGCCGTTCAGGCTGGCGAGATAATACAAAGCAGAGCTAGAGCCCACAGGGTAGGAGATCACGCTCCACAGCGCGTTTCCAGCCTTTACAGCCCTCTGAAGCAAGGCTTCGTCCACGTCATTAAGGTACATATCCTTAATGGCCTGATTGCTCATGCCGCCGTGAGTAGTCGGCCTACCCTGACGGAAAGCGTTGATGAACTTCATGCACGTCGCTACATTTTTAGCGTTCGGCACACCCATGATTGCGAGGATATCGTCCGCGCCGCGATTTTTTCCTGTATCCATGTGGTGGAACGTTGCAGGATCTATGCCAAACACGACGTGCGTCTTGAAAGGAGTCTGGGCCCGAATACAGGCAGCAAGCCTGTTCTGACCATCTTTCAAAAAGCCGTCTGTGCCAAAACAGATTGTTTCACCAGTGAGGGACCAGTTATGAGCCGCCATATCTTTAGCGTAGTCGATGATCCTCTGGGGCTTCTGCGGACGGTTGCCGACGTTGAGGTTACTCAAAATGTGCTCGGCAAGTGCGGGGCTGAACTCCAGAACGACGCTGCTCTGCGGCGGCTTCCGGAGGAATTTGTCCAAGTTCTTGATTTCTTGGCGCTTTTGGCTTTCGCTTTTTACGAGTTCCATATCTCTCTCTATGATTCATTGGTTTCGATACAACTATAGATAGGAGCTCTCCCATATGCTGTCAATAAAAAATGTTGATTTATGTGAGAGGGGTCTTATATAACGTAACCATGAAATGGCTTTTGTTACTATTAACGCTGACTCCGTTCGATGCGACGGTCTATCTTTTGAGCTCGCACGAAACGCTGGCCGAATGTTACCATGCCATCACGGAGGTCACCTTGTTTGATCAACCTGAAGTAGTCATCAATCAAGAAGTGATATGCGTGAGGGTAACTTCGGAGGTTAGCGCATCATTCGCGCTTAAAAAATAGATGGACGATAACGACGACATGGTTGAAGCAATGATCGCAAATGCCGGTTACGTAACCATAACGCCAAAGCTGGAATGGCAAGCCGCCGTCAGCCGCGTTGAGCGCGTCATCGAAAATGCCGCAATTCAAATGGACATGAGCCAAGCTCCAGAAGAAGCCAAACAACTCCGTCAAGCATGGGTGAGGATTTTAGAAGGATGAGCGAAATATTTACCATTGAGGACCATATCAACCACGGGTCCGATTTTAATCTGGGTCACGAAATGGGCATCGATGCCCTTGACCTGATGGGCAAGCATATCGACGCACAGGCCGCGGAACACGAACCAATCGTCCTGCTGGGCGTAATGACAGCGCTGATGCAATATGCGCTGCAATCATGCACTGAAGAGGAAGGCGTAGATCAACTTGTCGGTGCCGCGAAGCAAATTGCCAAATCGGTATTGGACCCTGAAGAAGCCGGCGAAACGGTACACTAAGTGGTTCGATATGAAACGCTTGGGTCGCGGATCACGGTCCAAGCATCGTAGACCATACAAGTGCCCGGTCGTGCACTGGGGCAGCAAGTGGGTGCCAAAAGAAAAGGGCGGTCAATGACCGCCCTTTCGTTATTTGTTTACGCGCACCGCAACAATGCCGGCGTGAAACTCTTCACGCTCCTCGAACCAATCTAAGATTTTGGCAATGCGTGTACTACGTTTTGATTTGTAGTTATTGCCAAAGGTCAAGATGGGGTTATCGCAGTCGTCTTCATAAAAGACCATGCTGCCATAATCTCCCGGTTGGCGACTGAGATAGAACTTTCTGCCGGTTACCCGGCAGATAAAGTCCGCACCATTGTGGTCGTGCTGCGAGAGCCAAATGTCCAGATCAAGTGCCATCACTTCACCTCCACCACGTCGAGCCCGACGCGGCCAAGTGTTGCTTGAAGCTCCGCAAGATCAGGATTCTCTTGCCGCTCCTTTGCGCGTCTCTTTTTTAAAACGTCGTTGTAGTGTTCTAACGTTCCGCACTCCAAATCTTTTGGAGCGATGTCCCCGCCGTGGATTTGCTTTGCAACCTGACGGCGGTACTTCATCAACAGCCTGCGATGCGCGAGCATCCCCTGCTCGTCGGTGAAGTAAACGGAGTTGAGACATTCCCAAATGACGTTGAGTTCATAGTCCTTGGGATCACAAAGAAGGTTTATCCAATTATCAGCCATTACATTCTCCTTACTGGCTTGGGTTGCCCCCCACCTACGGTGGGGGGCTAGGGATTACGAGATGTAGACCTTTGGGGTCTTGCCCACGTTCTGTCCAATCCAGAACACGTCGTCAGCATAGAAGTAGCTGTACGTCGCATCACTCAACAGGACACGGTAGTGACCACGGTCGGGGTAACCTTCGAGCTCGGTCTCGACTGAGATCTGAGTTTCAAAGTTGGTCCGCCCGATGTCAGGGTTCTTGACCCACGCGATGGTGAGCACCTGACCGATGAGCTCCTCTAGCTTAGAGTTGAACTCATCCCGCGACACGCCGTCGGACTTGAGTAGGCCCCACGAGCCATCATCGAATACTGCCATAGCAATATCTCCCTTGGTTGGTTGGTTTACGATTTCAAACAGCGAATGTTTCACGTGAAACATTCCGAGCCCGGCGGGCTGAGTAGTCCGCGCACGTAGGCGCATCAACCCATTTCGAGCTACCCTACTATTCTACAGGAGTCCTCCCATACCGTCCATGTGACATATTGTCGCAGAGTTCAGCTGAGTATTCGGCGCGCGCGGGCGTGAGCTCACCAATGTTTCACGTGAAACATTGCGAATTAGAATCATTCTAAAGTACTTTTTCTACTTGATTTATGTGAGAATGCTCCCATACTAATTTGACATGTTCTAGGAAAGGAAACCAAAATGGAAATCACGACTGAACAACGCCGCGAGCTTTTAGAGTCGCACAATGATTTGCGGACCGCGCTGCAAACTATCTGGGAATGCAACGACATTTGGCTGTCCGATGTTTCAAAGCTGGAGACACTTATGATTCGCTTGCAGCGGACACTCGCGTTCGAGCGCCCGCAAGACGGACACCCTCACATGAACTTCGTGCTCGCCGAAGATAATCAGCCCGCACCAAAAAAACGTGGACGGCCTAAGAAAACCGCTTGACGGATCACGGGCCACGGACTACGGTCTTTGACAACAGTAAACATTCTCCGTTTATGTTGGTTGGTTGAATACGAACGCCCCGCTCTGAGTTTTCAGGGCGGGGCGTTACGTTGTTACACTTTTGAAAATCAAAAAAGTTACGCTGTAATCCTTGGTCAGCAACGGGTGTACAGTGGTTGAAACTTATATAGGGGAAAAAACAAAAAAAAATATTTTTTCTGTTAAATTCGGTGTGAAAAATGTGACAAATGTAACAACGTTGAAATTCCTACATAAAAGAAGAATATTTCGTAACTTTTTCATGTTACACCATTTTGAAAGTGTAACACCTTGCCTCGTCAAAATAATTGGCTTACGTTTTGGAAACGTTCCAAACAAGAGGACATCATGGAAATCGTCAAAGTAAAGCCTCGCGGACGCCCACGCTTGACCGCCGACTCACCTTTGACCGACAGGCAGCGCAAATTTGTAAAAGAATTTGTCGCGCATGACGGAATGATCACCAAGAAACAGGCGGCTATCAACGCTGGCTACGCTGAAAAAAGCGCGCAGATTAAAGCTTCTGAGCTCACAAATCCTCATTTACACCCGAACGTGGTAAAGGCGATCAAGCTTTATCGTGAAGAGCTCAACGAGCAGTATGGCATTACCTATCAACGTCACGTGCGGGATCTTCAGCGCATCCGTGACCGGGCCCTGCAAGACGGCGCATATTCTGCGGCGGTGCAGGCAGAGTACCGGCGGGGGCAGGCTCACGGCGACATATACATCAGCAAATCTGAAGTCCGTCATGGTTCAATCGACAGTATGAGCCGAGAAGATGTGATGAAAGCTTTGCAGGAAATAAAGGAACAATATGGAGCTTCCGTTATCGATATCACGCCCGTCGAAAAAGAAGCCGAAGAATCTCGAATCGACGTTTTACCAAACCCTGAAGCGAAATCAGAAGAAGCATCGTCCTGACGTCCACTTTACTCGTTTAGAGAGTTGGGCCTCGCAGGGTGTTCCAGACCTTGTCGTATGTTCTGAAACTGGTCGCTTTTCTTTTTGGGAACTAAAAACGACGTCAGGCAACGCTGTAGCCCTGTCACCTCACCAAATATCTTGGCTTACTCAACACAAACATGCCCCGGCGTTCATTTTGGTACGCACGATCTCGGATGAGATACATGTATATACGGCGGCGCAGGCTGTCGAGCTTCGTGAGCGTGGACTTACGGTCGAGCCCCTGTCGTCTTTTAAAACTCCTTTTGATTGGTCGTCTCTTTTTGGTTTGACAATCGCGGTGTAAGAGCTATCTTATATGCATCAACCAAAAAAGGGAGACGTTTCAAATGGGACTCGACATGTATTTGACCGGCGACCGGTTTCACGTTGGATTTGTTTACAATCCAGAAACTAGACAGCACGAAGAAATAGAGCCGACTTATGTGGACGGTTTTAAGGTTTCGAGCGAAAAGCTTGAAATCGGCTATTGGCGTAAAAATGCGCCGCTTCACACGATGATTGTCAACAGGTTTGCCAACGGCAAAGACGACTGTGAGCCAATCGTTTTGAGCGAAAATAATTTGCGAGAAATTGCACGATTGTTACGGGCAAAAATGTTGCCGACAAACGCGCAATCCGGTGGTTTTTTCTTTGGCGATGAGGATTGGTGGGAAGAATGCCGAAAAAACGCCGAAAAGGACGCGGAAATTTTTGAAAAGGCGGCTCATTGGCTAGAGTCCGGCGACAAGAAAGGCGCGGGCGGGGCAAAATTTTGGAATACCGTGGAGTATCAGGCGTCATGGTAGTTGACAAAGAAACCTTGTTTTCGTGGCTGGCAAACGCTTTGAAGGATTCACCGATAGATTTTTTAGAGGTCTATGTCGGTGATGAAACGGATAGTCAGGTTTATGTGCGTTTTGAAAATTTACCGCAAGAGGTCGATTTCGACTAATGTGGATTTTATCGCGCCTTTACTATCTGTTGTTTTGGGGGCAATCCAACCCGGACAAAATCCGCAAGCGGTATGAAATCAAACGGACGCCGCGTTATAGAAAATGAAATCAGGGCAGGCTTAACGCTTGCCCTTTTTTATTTGCGCTTTAATATGGGATACATCCAACAAACGCGGAGTTTTAAAAAATGCTGAAAACTGTCGAAATGTCCCGCGCGGACAAAACAAGCGGAATTGCCGTGACTTATCGGTCGGGCGCAGAAAACATGTTCGGCACGTGCCCCGCCGACTGCGAGCTCAACCCAAGCGGCACCGGGTGCGGCCCGGTTCAAATAGACGTCGAATATTTAAAGGCGCTTTTAAAAGCAAAGCCGCGCCGCGGTTACAGTTTCACGTATAGTCATTTTAACCCGATGGCATGGGCGCACTATTTAGAGCCCGAAAAAACCGTGATCAATTACAGCGCCCCGACTCCCGAAAAGGCGGCGCACTGGCACCTTTCCGGCGTTCCGTC